GTCGGCGCGCGCAGCGACAGCTTGTCGACTTGAATGCCATTGGCCTCGATAGCCTTGGTCAGGGTGACGGTCACGCGGTCGCTGGTAACGGTCAGCCAGGACGGGGTTTTGGTTGCTTGTGCCATGGGGAAAATCCTTATTTCAAAAAAGAGAGGGGGTTACAGGCCGAGGGCGGTGCGCTGTGCGGCGAGCTGGTCAACGCCGTTGATGACGCGCTTCATGCCCAGGGCGTCGATTTCGTAGATGACCCGGCCGTCCACTTCCAGCTTGTAATAGGTAAGGGCTACCGCGTGCTTGAACTCAGCTTTATCGCCGGGCTTCCAGTCGCCCATGTCCACCTCTTTGAGGCTGCCGCGCAGGGTGACGATAACGGCGGTGATCTTGCCTTTGAGGCCTTTGAAGGCGCCCCGGAACGTGCCGTTGAAGCCGGTCCCGTCGGCCAAGCCAAAGAACTTCAACGACTCGCGGCGCACGCCGGTGGTGGTGAAGCTGGCTTCTTGCTTCTCCATGCCCTGGTCCATCTCGATAGGCACGTCCATGCCGCCGGGGCGGTGCTCTTCCATCTTGAGCGTGAGCTTGGGCAAGGTCAGGCTGGGCACATCGCCCTGAAAGCTGACGCCATCGACAAACAGGTTCAGGTTGGCCAGAGTTTCGGGAATCATTGCCATGTGGTGCGCTCCTTAAGCGTTGGTCGCGAGAACTTCGGTCAGCCATTGGTTGGTGACTTCGACGCGGAAATTAGGGTTTTCAGCAGGCGGCACATCGGTAAAGCGGATGTTCCAATAAACCTTGCCCTGCTCCAGCTGGCTGGCCGTGTTCAACTCGGTGTCCGCGTAGACCTCGAAGTTGATAATCGCGCCTTGGTTCTTGAGGTCGCGCATGAACGCCTGCAGGCCTTCGGTCACGTCCTTGACATAGGTCGCGGTGATCGAGCGGTCGACCGCCCACTTGTGCCCGTACAGGATCGCGTCCATGACGATATCCATGGTCCGCACGCGGGTGACGAACGCCCATTTCGCATCGCTCGACAGAGTGCGGTTGCCCCACAGGCGATAGCCGTCGTCGCGGATGATCGTCGCGATGTTGGCGTTATTGAGCAGGTTGGCCCGGCAGGTTTCGTCACCGTCGAGGAATTCAATCGGGCGACTGGTGCCGGTGATACCGACGAATTCCTTGTTCGACGGGGACGCCCAGAAGCCGTACTCCGAATCAGTCCAGGCGAACAGGCCGGCGACATAGGCCGAGCCAGGCGCGTCGACCGTGGCATTTTTGGCCGTATCCCAATACTGCACACCCGGATCAACCATGAACCCGCGCTTTGCGCCAAACTCGCCGGCATAGGCAATGACGGCCTCGTCGGTGGTGTTGGGGCCGTCGATGATGGCGATTGCACGCAGCTTGTCAGCCAAGGCCACCAAGGCGGTACCGACCGCCTGGGTCGCGCTGTGTTTGGGCGTCACCAGCAGTCGCGGCTGGGCATTGAACCGGCTTTTGCCATCGAGCAGCGCCTGCAGGCCAGTGCGCTTGCCGCCCAGCAACGTGCCGCCGATGATCGCCGAGGTCTGTTCGGCCGCGTCCTCAAGCTTGGCAACGCCGCACGCGACGATGACCGCCTTGGCGCGGGTGTAGATGGCTTGGCAGGCCTTGGTGATCGCCGAGTCAGGACCGAACGCGGCAATGGCCTCGCGCTCGCTGGTGATCAGCACCAGGTCATTTGGCTGCGCAGTGAGCGTCGGCGCCGGGGTGAAGGTGTCGACCAAGCCAATGATCGAGGACGAAGGCAGGGCGATGGTGCGCGCGCCGGTGTCGACGTTCGTTACGGTAACGCCGTGAAAGAAGCCAGACATAGACTCTCCAGATATGAAAAGGCCCCGCGTTAGCGAGGCCATAGGGATGCAGCAGAAATGAAAACGCCCCGTCAGTGCGGGGCGTTATTGGGTTTGGTCAGCGATCCAGGGCGGTGTGACCGGCCTGTGCTCGAGCACGGGAAATTGTGCTGACTGGGGCCAGTCGCGCAGCTCCTGCAGGTAGCTCAGCAGCTCGCCGAACTGCTCCCCGTCAAGCGTGGTTTCGCGCTGCAGATCCTGCTCGTCACGGTGACGCTCGCGCAGCCACGCTGTCCGCGAGACTTCCTGATCGCGCCAAACGCGCTCACGCGCTGCCTCTTCATCTCGCGTCAGCACGAAAGGCGCAGGGTCGACAAGGATCAACTGACCGGCTTGAAAAACGATCTGCTTGCCAGCGTTACGCCCGGTAGACAGTTCTTGGAACTGCTCACCTGTCACGTCGACGGCATCGCCGGGAACATCTTTGTGAATACGGCCGTCGTAGAACAAGCCGGTTGAAAGGCTAAATTGCATACTTACTCCTAGCGCCCCAGCGCGAAAACCCAACCCTTGCCACCGCCACCCCAAGTGCCGGAAGCGGTCCATATGTAGCGGCTTACATCCGTAACACCGAGGACGGTACCGTAATTCCCGGCATAACTCTGCATGGTTCCGGAGTGCAATTGCACCCAAGCCCCATACACTGTGGAAGTGAACGGGACCGGGAAGTACCGATAGTCCGTCTCGCTTGAAGACTCGTCACTAGCCGACCACTGAATCATCAGCCCGCCCAACCAGGTCGGCAATTTGATGTAGCCGTTCGAGTCAAAGCGATAGCCAAAGCCTCCCACCAGATAAGATGGACAAACCGCGATATAACCAGCTGTTCCTGCGACCACCTCGCTAAGCGTTGCAAAGCGGGTAATCCCTGCAATGGTTTCGCCAGCGGCCTTTAGCTTCCGGCCAAAGTAGTAAGCCAGGCCGCCAACGCTGACCCACTTTTTGTTTGAAACGCCTTCGTCCAGATCTGCCGGGGTAGCCTGCATTCCTGCATCAATGATCTCTGCGATATTCGCCCCGAAGCCCGGCGCGGCCCCCGGTGCGACCCCCGCCGCCCATTTGCGGACAAACGCCGCCCCATCCGCACCACCAATAACAATGGCGGCTTTGTTGGAGCTGTGTTTTACCCACTGTGTGCCATTCCAATATGCGTTTTGGGCGACGCTCGACTCGTTCGGAGAACTGATAAAGGCGTAGTTATCAGCGTGCAAGTCGTAGCTGCCACCCGGCAGAGGGTTGATGTTCGGGATAGCATCAGTAATGCCGTAGTCGGCCAGCGTGGTCCCTTTTTCTGCCTTGGTGCCAACCGCCGTCTGGACGAATGCAGTGTTGGCCAACTGCTGTGTGTTGGCACCCTTCGCCGCAGTCGGCGCAGTTGGGTTGCCCGTGAAAGAGGGACTATCCAGATTCGCCAGCTCAAAGGGCGCTTGCCAGGTACCATCGTTGTTACTTGCTCGTCCAAAAATCCGCTTTTGATACGGGTAGTTGCTGATCTCGAAGCCGCGATTGGCGGCGTATACCATGCGCTGCGTGAACACACCACTGCCGTATGGCGAGATAGCTGCAGGGTAGTAATAGTTGCCAGACAGCAGCGTTCCCAGCTCCTCCTGAGTGGCAGGAATTACACCGCCGTTGTTATGGCCAAGCCCATATTGAGCCAGCAGCCTGCGCGCCCAGAATGTGTTCACTGCGCTGTAATCATTTGACCCCACCCCGACGGTGGGCACTCTTGTATTCCCGGTAAAGAACGGGCTATCCAGCGGTGCCTTGAGGCCCAGCGCATTCATCACAGTGGCCGCAAAGTTGGGGTCGTTACCCAGCGCTGCGGCCAACTCGTTTAACGTGTCCAGCGCTTCAGGTGAAGATGAGACCAGCTTGGAGATTGCAGTCCTTATAGCCGCAGCCACAAACGCCGTGTTAGATGCTCGCTTGCTGTCGTCACTAGCCGGTGGCGTTGGAACCAGTGGCGTCCCTGTGAAGTCGGGACTGTCCAGCGGCGCCTTAGTCGCAAGCGCGGTATTGATCTCGGTTTTGGTGTACACGTCGGTCAGGCCATAGCCGGCAACGGTAGTGGGGTTAGTGGCCGCGATAACATGACCGTTCTTGTCGACCGTAACGCTGCGGTAAGTGCCGGCAGCCACGCCCGTGCGACCAAACACCATCTCGAAGCTCAAACCGGACACGCCGAGGCTGATCAGCGCATCAGTGACCAACTGCCAGATGCTGTCGCTATTGGCCGTGCCCTTTTCCACATGCACCAACAGCCCCGGCGTCACCTTGGCGCTGGTGTCCGCGTCTACAGAACGAATCCAGGCGCCGGCAGCCACGACATACAGGCCGTTGTCCTTTGGCACCGTCTGGTTCTTGACCAGCACTCGGTTACCGGCCAGCAGCGCTATTCCGTCGACCGTCTGCAGCCCGCTCAGAACAATGTTTGCCGTGGTGGCTACTACCACCGAATGCTTGAAGTCCTGTCGCGCCAGTTCCTCTGTCACCCACTCGCGGGTTGCCAGTACAACGCTGGGGTCAATCTTGAGCTCGACGTTGCTGGAACTGCTGACCACCAGGCTCATGCGGACGATCTGGGTCCGTCCCGATCCTTGGTTCAGCAGCGGCTTGTAGGTCGGCGCGCAGTTGGCCACCGCGATCAAGTCGCCGTCCGAGTCGTACAGGCCGATTTCTCGAATCCACTTACCACCGACCTCGGCGGGGATCACCTGCTCGGCGACGATGATCGACGGATCTTTATCGTCCACCTTCAACTGATTCAGCGGCGCGCGGCGCCATTCGTTGAGCAGCGAGCGCTGCATTGCACTCGGAGTCGGGTCGGTGCCGTTGGCGTCGCCGATGCCCATCTGAGTGATTTTGAGAGCCAGTCCCAGCGCGCTCGCATTGGCCAGCTTCGCCGCGCCCACGTTCGTGAGGATGGCGTAGAACTGTGAGTTTTGGTCAACCATGGGAAATTTCCAGAGTGTCGATGGTGTGTTCACGGCCGCCCCGACCAATACGGCCGACGACCTCGATGTCTCGCAGGGTTGGCGGATAAACGTCGAGCACGTCACCCTCGGTCAGCGAGCCGCCCACATAGAATCTGCCGCCCGTCTCCAGGCTGATCGCGAGACCCGTCATATGACGGGAAACCGGCCGGGCGTCATCGAGCAGCGCCGTCAGCTCGGTGTACGTGCCTTCGTCGATGCCCTCGTCTGAAACACCGACCTTCAAGGCAAACGTGCCGGGCACACCCTCGGGAACCATGTTCCACCACTCGACTACCTCTATCAGGTAGCCGAACGGCTCCACCACGCGGCGCAGCGCGCCGATGGTGCCCTTGCGGGAGTGAACGAAGTACGCCGAGCGGATCACAGAACGCTTGATCGCCTCCGACCATGTGTCATCCCAGCGGTCCACCGACCACGCCCAAGCGAGCTGGTACAGCAGGTGCGCCGGGCAGGTGTCGGGGTTGTACAAGGTACGTAGCGTGATCTTGGTTCGGTCGAGTGCAGCAGAACCGATGGCCCGCTCCAGGGGCGTGCTGTTGTTCGGCAGCAGCGCCGTCATGGCAGCGCGCCCCGCGTTACGGTAACGCCTGTGCACCAGGCGGCTTGGGCCTTGGTCGGCCGGATATCCGCCCAGTCTTCAATTTCCACACGCTTGACGCCGGCAACGTGCAACTGGGCGTCGATGGCCGAGCGGGAAACTTCCACGCCGAGGCGCCGGCGCGGGTTCTTCCACGCCTCCAGCCGGCTCTTGGCCTCTGCCAGCACCGCCTCACCTTCCGGCCCGTTGCCGGCGAGGTAAACCACCGCGTTGATCTGGTAAGGCAGGATCTCCGCGCTACGCACGTTGACCCGATCCGCAACGGGCCGCACGTCGTCGTCATTGACATAAGCCGCGACCGTGGCCAGCAGCTCGTCGTCGGCACTGCCGTTGCCGTCAAGGCTCAGCACAGTCAGGTCGACCACTGCAGGTGACGGGCTTTCGGCAGTGGCATCGGCCACCAGGCCCGACGCATTGCGGGCGTGCATGATGTAGCTGTTTCGCGGGCCGGCCGTGGTCAGCCCCTCATAGACCAGCTGCACCCGCTCGCGCAGGGCGTCGTCTTCCTCCAGCACCTCGGGCACCGGCGGTACCGCGGTCAAATCCCCGACCTGCACCACCAGGCGGCCCAGCTCGACGTTGGCCGCCAGATGATCCAGATCCGCACCCTTGGCGTAGGCCAGCAAAAGCGCCTTGGCAGCGTCGTTGACCCGTGCCCGATCTTGCACGCGAATGTAAGCGACCAGCTCCAGCAGCTTGACGACCGGCTCACTCTCAAGCGGCGCCGTCCAGTTGTCGCCCAGGTACTCGCGGAACTGAGCCAGCAGCCCCTCGTAAGTGGCTTCGATATCGAGGCTTTCCAGCACTTGCGGCGCCGGCAGCGCCGCCAAGTCAATTGTCATGCGCTTACCTCAATGACGTTGCTGTCGCCCAGGTAAACCCCGGTCAACTGCATAGTGATTTTCCCGTCTACAACGGCCGTCACCCGGACCCGCTCCAAACGAAAGCGCGGCTCCCAGCGGCTCAGGGCGCGAGCGACCTCGGCCTGTACTGCGCTTTTCCAGCCATCGTTAACCGGCAGGTCGACGTAACGGCGC